AAGATTACATGGTTTACACCACATTATCTTGGGATGAATGGCGGCAATGAAAATGGAAGAGCTCCGTAAACAGTTTTTAAATTGTTTACAGGCGGCCGATGCGTTTAACATTCAGCCATGGCAGTGTACTACGAAAGTGGTTACATATGCTCAGGACTCCTACGGCAATCGGCTAAAACCGGTTGCAGTGGGGCAACTGTCATGTAAGGAGGAGGCAGCGGGGAAAGTGAGGGTTTTTGCTATGGTGGATATATGGACTCAGTCTGTATTGAAGCCATTGCATGACTTCTTGTTTTCTATATTAAAGAGTATTCCTAATGATGCAACCTTTGACCAGAACGCGGCAGTAGAACGTTGTTTTACTAAGGCCCGGAAATCAGGTTGTTCATTTGGGTATGATTTATCTGCTGCAACCGACAGACTACCAGTTCGTCTGCAAGTTAGTATTCTGTCTTCTTTAATTGGAAGACCGGCTGCACGCTTGTGGGCTGAATTGTTGGTAAATAGGGACTATTATCTAAGCCATAAGAAAGGGCAAGTAATGGAGACGGATTCTTTCCGTTATTCTGTAGGGCAACCTATGGGGGCATTGTCTTCTTGGGCAATGCTTGCTCTGACCCATCATTTATTAGTTCAATATGCATGTAGTAGGGTGAGAAAGGGAACTTTTTCATGATACGAAGGCTACGAGCTACTAGGTGATGATATTGTCATTTTTGACAAGGATGTAGCGGCATCTTACCTCTCTGTTATGGAGGGGCTTGGTGTCAGTATAAACTTGTCTAAAAGTGTCGTATCTGTGACTGATGCATTTGAATTTGCAAAAGTTACAGGGTATCGTGGTTCAAATGTAAGTGCTATATCCTGAAAAATGTTCATTAGTCAGAATACTGCTATGGGGAGGGCGAATATTGCGTATTATTTACTTAATCGTGGTATTTGTTCGAAACATATGGTAAGATGGCTACAACACTTATGCAGAAAGACTAAATACGAGAAGGGAGATTGAAACTTCAGTCTCTTTGCTTTATTTAGTATGTTTGCTAATTCAGGACGGATTTCGTTAGAGTCGGTTATTCAAGCCTCATATGACTTGTCTAAACCGGCTAGGGGATGATACAAAGGTGTATGGTTATCACTAAGAGTTGAATATATTCAGCTTTTAGTGAGAAGCTTGGCTGTTGGAAAAACACCAGTCGTCGACAATAGTTCTCGTTTGAAAACTATTTGAGACTTCGATGCTCCTTTTGCAGCATTTTCTCTGTTTACTCCAGTTTCTAATTTTGCAAAAGATTGGGACTCGGAGGCAATGGTAACGCAATTGGCTGAAGACATGGTGCTTTATAACTTTCCAGTGAAGGAAATTGAGGGTGTTTGTACCTATAATCACATCTTCCGTGTAAACGGTGATTGGGACGATAGGGACATCATTCTTAATGACATTTACTTGGTTTATTTCAAGAATATTCTTTATTCTTTCGATAAACTTAGTCAGCACTTTATTCATTGGGACGACTCTCGAGTAGACTCTCCATTGTCTGAAATCATTGATTTGAGATCAGATATGGATCGGATACTTGAGTTGGCGGCCCTGGTGGGTAGAGCGCGGGCGAAAATGGGGACTGAAGCGCCGGCCTCTCCTAAGCTGGTCTCTCCGTTGAAGATGTTGAAATTTTTGACATCTTTACGTCGAGCACAGATTGGATGAGTGGCTGAGATGAAAAAGGATCTTATGACTAGGTAAATTCGGCTTAGTTTTAAGGTTACTTATCGTTGTTTGATTGCCTTAGTTTCAGTGAGCATAATAACTCAAGATTCTTTGGCTCGTCTTACTCCGATCGTGTTGTAAATAAGGTGTAATGCTGGACTTTACTGCTGATGCGTCATTTAGGGTCAATAAACTGGACCTCTAGTTGGAGAAAACCAACTCGAGTGTGAAGGGAGACTTTAAAGGGCTTACATGGCAAATGTGATCGGTTTGACCAGAAGGTTCATAG